TAGTAGTCGCCGTCCACGCCCAGGGCGGCGTCCGGAGCGCCGGTGCCGGACAGGATCGTGTTGCCGTCCGCGCCGTCTTGGCCGTCTGTCCCATCGGTGTAATCCACCCCCTTGACCGGGGTGACGCCGTCCGTTCCATCCTGGCCGTCAGTGCCGGGCAGGACGATACCGGCGGGCCAGGCTCCGGCGGCCTTGGGGCCGTAGATCGTCGTGGTGGCGGTGTCCATGTAGTAGTCGCCGTCCACGCCCAGGGCGGCGTCCGGAGCGCCGGTGCCGGACAGGATCGTGTTGCCGTCCGCGCCGTCCGTACCGCCACCTTCCCCGCCGGTCTGCCAGACGTCGCTGCCCAGCTCCTCGTCGATGGCCGTCACGATCTCGGGGCCGGTCATGGCGGTGGAGCTGGTCGGGAACTGGCCTACCTCAACGACTACGATCCGCTCCGAAGTGGTGACCTCGATCACTGCGATATTGCTCATTGGGTCACCCCCAGGGTCAGGCTGATATTGCCGCGCAAGATCGTCCGGGTATGGCCGTCCGCGTCCTCGTACTCCACGTCGTAGACGCCGGGCCGCGTGACCGAGGCGGTCTGCTCGGCGGTGGCGCTCAAGACGATATACCCCTCGTCCAGGCGGGAGTGGTCCACGGTGAACTCGATCAGGAGCTCACCGCTGGGCTCGGTGCGCATCTGCGAGCGGAATACCAGGCCGGTCAGGTCAATGCCGACCTCGGCGGCCACGGTCTCCTTGGCCCGCAGGGGTATCTCGAACGAGTCGCCTTGAGTCATGTGCAGGTCACAGTAACCGGGTTCCATGGGCTATGCCTCCGGGGCCTCGGGCCAGGTCACGGTGGTGGGGAACCCCGCCTGAGCGGGCACGTCGCAAAGCTCCTCGCGGTACGCGTCCCAGGCGGCCAACCCCTCTTCCAGGGCCGTGGTGTCGCCGCCGGAGGCCTGGGCCAGGCGAATCTGCCGTTCCAGCTGGAGGACTATGCCGTCGCAATCGGCCAGGCGCTGGTCCCGGTCCGTGCGCTCGTGCTCGGCCCGGAGGTCGGTGTTGTACTCCCAGGCCTCGCCGGTCCAGGTCGAATAGACCCCGTCCACGGGTTCCTGCGCGGTGTAGCCGTCCGGCACGGCCGCGCCGGGCAGGATGTACATGCGCTCCCGCTTGGCGGTGGACCAAACGGGCGTCTTGTCCAGTACCGGGTAGCTGATGACCAGCCAGCCGTCGGTCATGGTCTCCTCGGGCTCGCCCTTGTACTGGCTGTTGATGTCGCCGGGCCACGCCTCGTAGGTGACCGGGGTGACGCCGATCACGGCTATGCGGGCGATCCATTCAGCCTCGGTTTCGGCGGACCGCAGGGACAGGTAATGGCTCGGGAATATCTGGCCGTTGTGGGAGACCTGCCGGGCCGGGCCGATAGTGCCGTCGCTGTATTGGTAATGTTGCATGATATGCTCCTATGCCGGGTCGATTTTTTGGGTGAGAAATGCGCCATCCGCGCCGTCGCCGCCGTTGCGGGCGGAGTAGTTCGGGAATTGCCCGCCGGGGCCTCCATCCATGCCGGACGTGATGTCCTCGGACAGGGTGCCCGAGTACAGCAGGGCCCACAGCCCGCCGCCGGAACCGCCGCCCCCGCCATCCATAGCGCCGTTGTAGAGTATCGGACCGCCGGGAGACCCCTGCGAGGAGAACACGCCGGTTCCCAGAATGTCGCCATTGACGACGGCTATGCCGAGCCCGCCGGTGCCGTCCTCGGCCGTGCCTCCATTCGTGGCGGCATCCGGTCCGTCCGCGCCTGCGGGGTTTCCAGCGCCGCCATACGCCTGGGGCGTGGGATCGTCCTGCGGGGCGTCCGCGCCCGCCCCGCCGTAGTCGTCGCCGGGGTTGCCCGCAAACTGGCCTGAGCTGTCGCCGGACATGCCGCTGCCGCCAGGCCCGCCAGAGAAACAGGTGGCGTCGCCGCCCGGCCCGCCTGGGTAATCCGGGTAGGTGCTGATTCCTCCGCCGCTGCCGCCGCCGCCCGGTCCGGTGGGGTGCGTGTCCCCGGCCGCCTGGGTGGGTTGCGCGACGCCGCCGAGCCCGGCCACGCGCGGGATGGTGAGGACGAACCCGTTGGAGACCGGCGGTTGATGCAGCTCCGAGGATCGCGCCGCCGTGCCGCAGCCGGACAGGTCGCTGCTGCCGGAGTCGGTGCCGCCCTCCGCAAACCGGGCGATGACCAGTCCGTCCACGGACACGGGGTTGCCGTCGCTGGGCGCGACCGGTGTATTGGCCGTGACCACGGCGTCGGCCGGGTTGGCGTGGCACCCGCAGGCGGTCAGCGACATGTCGCCGTTGTTGGTCAAGTTGCCGGAGCAATAGAGCAACAGGCCCCGGCAGCGGTTGGCCAGGGTCGGAGCCATGCCCGCGTCCACGGTCCAGCTCCTCGCGTTGACCACGACCATATCGCCGTCCTGCACGGACGGAATGGACACGACCGAGCCGACCAGTATCCAGGTTGCTATGGTCGTCCACGTCACACCGCCGTCAAAGGATTGCTCCGCCCCGGTCGAAGTGATGCGGATGTCGCCGTCTTCGCCCGTGCCGAAATAGTTGCCCTGTCCCTGGGCGGCCATGATGTTGCGCTTGAGCCAGGCCATTAGCTCACCTCGGCAAAACCGTTGTTCGCCATGTACCAGGGCTCAACGGCTTCGGTGTTGGGGTTGTAGACCGGCAGCAACTGGAGCAGGTCACGGGCGTTGGCACCGGAGGAAACCTCGTAGCCCGAGCCGCCTACCGCATAGAGCCCGGCGGGAACAGAGAGCGCCCACCCGCCCGTTGCGTCCTGTATGATGGCCAGGTCGTAGGACCCGCCCGCCTCATAATTGCTGATCGAAAACGTGGTCACATCCTCGGTCAGGTACAGGATGGCCGAGGGAGAGGCGTTGCAGTCCCAGACCACGGCCCCGGCGTCGATCTCCAGCGCGACCTGGGCATAACGCTGCGCCTGGCTCCAGGCATGGGTCAGACCAAACAGGCCGGTGATGATTTGATCCTGGGCCGCGCTGTCCAGCTCCAGGCCGAGGCCTTCCACCAAGTTGACCAACTCCTCCTGGATCATGTTCAGCCAATCCTCGTCGACCACGGTCGCGGGCACCCCGGACGTGGGGTTGCCTTCGGTGAACAGGTGGTCCTCGGTCGCGTACTCGTTTTGGGTGCGTTGCATGTTCTACTCCTCTCCATAGGCAAAGATTAACATGGTGTGGGCCGGAGCCAGTCTGGACATCCGGCACTCGAAAAGCTCATTCCCCCACTTGGCCAGGGCGTCGCCTGCGGCATTGCCGCCCGCCTCGAACGGCTGCACCGTGGTCTCGGGGGCCCGGACGCGCCAGGCGAAAGTCCAATCCCCGTTTGTCAGGGAATCGCCCGCGGCCGCCCCTCCGGCCCGGAACGGCCGGAACTCTTCCACGGTGATGACCACCCCCAAGGTCGCGGCCAGCTCGGTGAAATAGGCAACACTTTGCCCCCCCTGGGCGGCGATGGTCAGGTGACAAGCCTGGCGGCGTTCCTGGAGAGTCTCGGCGTCCTGGGAGCAATCGCCGGGCAGGCCGCAAACACGCTCCCAATCCGAGAGCAGCTCCAGGGCCGTGCGCGGGTCGGCCTCCCCCAGGAGGTCGCCGCACCGGCCGTCCACGCGGGCCAGCTCGTCGGCCAAGGCCAACAGAAGCAGGCCCCATACGCTGTCCGTGTCCGACGGCAGGGCCATGCCGGACGGGGCCAGTGCCATCAACTGGTCGCGGTACTGCTCGGCGGTCAGGCTCATGCCAGTCCCTCCCAAGTGATGACGCCCAGGACCGGCAGTTCGCCGATCCCGAACTCAACGTCGGCCGAGGGCGAGACCAGCACATGGTCGGCCTCGCCGGTGGCCACGGATATGGCCTCGCGCAAGTGGCTGACCAAAACGGTCGAACCGGGCTCGGCCTCGTCCAGCAGCACGGCGGCCAGCTCCTCCTCCACGGCGGCTTGGACCGTGGCAGTGTTCGGCGACAGTTGGATGGTCATATCCAGGGCAACCGGAACCGGGGCCACCACGTAGACTTCGGCGGTCACCGGGCGCTGCTCCTGAAGATAGGCCAGGACGGCCGCCACCGTGGCGGCATCCGGGATGCCGTTCTCCGTGGTGTCGTCGGTCATGCAGCGCACAGTCACGGTGCCCGCGCCCATTTCCTGCGGGTACACCCAGGCGCGAGTCACGCCGCTGATCTCCAGGGCCCAGGCTTCATAGTCAAAGTCAGCGCCGCCGTGCGGAGCCTGGCGGATGCGCGACAGGACGCGCGAACGCAAGTCCGCGTCGGTCTCATCGTCGGCCCCGCCGGATAGCTCCCCGGCCGTGGCCGTGGACTTGATGCCCTCCACGGCGGCCGATAGCGAGAGCTTGGTGCCCTCAGTGGTGTTGCCGCTCTCGCCAGCGTCCGTCGCTTCCACCGTCACCTCGGCCGTGCCGCCCTCAATGGTGGCTTCGGCGGTGGTCTCGAATTCCACGCCGTCGGCCCTGGCCAGGGCCGTGCCCTCGGGGATCACGCCGCCGTCTGCGCCGGAGAAGGTGACGGTGCCCGAGGACACGCTGGCCTCCTTGCGGCGGATGCCCCAAATGGATGCCCAGCGGTCCAGCTGCTCGGTTTCGGCGGTGTCGGGCATGACCTGGTCGGCGATCCAATCCAGGTAGCCGTACAGGCCATGCACGGCCCCGGCCTCCACCGTGGCCAGGATGGCCAGCAGGGTGCGGCGCAGAGAGGCGTCGGCGTCCTCCAGGCGGGATTCGATATCAGCCTTGGTTCGGGCGATCAGTTCGGTCAGGGTCGGGCGGTCAAAAGGCATTACAGGTCCTCCCAGAGGTACTCGAATTTATAGCCGATGGCAGGCTCGGCGGGCTTGTAGAGACGAATTTCCAGGACCATGAATCCGGGACGGGAAAATTCGGCGGACACCTCCAGACTCTCGATCACGCCGTCCTCGACCATCCAGGCCAGGGCCTCCTCGGCGTATTCCTTGGCCCGCACCAGCACGGTCTGAAGCTGTTTCTCGCGGGAAAGCAGCCACAGGCGGGAGCCGATACGGTCGTCCAGGATGTCGGCGAAGGTGTCGGCCCACCAGCCCCGGCGGTTGCCGGTGTTGTCCGGCAGCTCGTCGTCGTCCTCGGCGCGGCGGTCGATGAACAGGGACAGGATCACGGCCGTTTTCAAGGTGTCGTCGCGGACCAGGGCCAGATTTTCCAGGGACAGGTCCGCGCCCAGCTCCTTCCAGATCAATGCAGCATCAGCCATTGAGCGGCCCCCCGGTTTCTTCATCCCCGGACACGACGCCGCCGTGCGGGTGGGTCTCCAAGGTAATGTTATTGGAAGTGATGTCGCCCCCCGTGTTGGTCAGGCCGCCGGACATGGTCAGCGGGCCGTCGTTTCCGTGAACGGTCCCGTGAACCAACAGCCCGCCGCCGACTTCGAGGTCGCCGGTTACGACCGTTCTCGTACAATCCACGGTGGTTTCACCCTCCACCGTGGCGACAAGGTCACCACCGGCGTCAAGGGATACGCTGCCCGCGACCATGGCCGATGCGTCGCCCCCGGCCGTGGCCGAGACGTTGCCGGTGACGGTGGCCGCAAGGTCGCCCAGGATGGCAACCTCGGCCCCGGTTCGGGTGAGATGGATTTTCTGGCCGCGATCATCGTACAGGGCGACCTCGCCGCCTTTTAGGTTGGTCAGCCGATAGCGCCGGTCGTCCACGTTGACGATCACGGTATGCGTCCGGTTGCCGCCAAGGGACAAGGCGATGGCCTCGGCTCCGGCCAAGGGCACGGAGGTAAACCCGTATTGTTGGAAGCGCTCCAGCCCCGCCAGGGTCTCGCCGCCCAGGAGCTTGGCCTGGACCTCCTGCAACAGGGGCTCGTCGTCGGTCATGGCCAGGACGGCGCGGGTGACCATGAGCGACAGTTTGCGCCGGATCGGACCGAGGGTTTTATGCAGCAGACGCGCTACCATAAGTCGGTCGCCTCCGGGAGTTCGACCAGCACGAATGTCTCGCGCGGGACCAACTCCAGGACGGCGCGGAAGCCGTCGCGGTTCAGGGTCAGATTGACGCCGGAAATAAGGCGGTAATCGTCCAGGCCGAGGTAGGCGTCCCGGACGCGGACCAGGTGGTTGGGCTCCCACAGGCCGTTGGCATGGAACCAGCCGGGCACGGTGTAGGACAATCGCCGTGAACGACCGAAGCGAACATTGCGCTCCCACTCGGCCCGTTTGGCGGCGGCGGCCTTATCCACGGAGCTTTCTGCCAGCACGGTCAGCGGCCGGTACCGGGTTATGGCCGAATCGGAGGCCGAGCCCATGGGCTGGGCGGCATCCTCGCCGTACCAGTCGTTCGATCCGGCGGTCTGTCCCTTGACCGTGTACTTGCTGTAACGGTCCCGGTGAGAGTAGCGGGCCTCGCACTCCAGGATGTTTTTGCCCGTGGCCAGGGCCGTGGACAGGCGGTCGGTACCGGCGCGGGACAGGATCAGATTGCCCAGGCCGTCGGACAGGATCAGCACGGCCCTGATCCGGGCGGCTTGCTCCAGAGTCTCGAATACGGTGTCTCCCTCGTTGTTCTTGAGGGTGGCGAACGCGGCCCCCACGTCGGTCAGGGACGACACGCCTATGCCGTAGGGCTTGCAAAGAGCCTTGGCCACCTGGTCCAGGGTCCGGCCCGAAAATTGCGTAGACGGCGCGGAACAGTCCAGCAGGTCGCCGGTCAGGTCGCGCCCGGATACGGTGATCCCGTGGCGGCGGTCCGTGTAGGTCGGATTGGCGTCGTCTACGTACCCGGCAATGATCGGGGTGCCGTCCACCAGCACAGTGCAGGCCGCGCCGGGCCGGATAGGCCGCGCCGTGGAGGTACCGGCCCAGCGGTCGGTCAGGGTCAGGTCGAAGGCGGCGCAGAGGTACTCCATGGACCGGCGGATGGAGATTTGCTGCCAGCCACCGTACAGGCTGCCGTCCACCTTCAGGCGTACGTCGGGGTTAGCCATCGGTCAGCACCTTGAGGGTTATCCCGCCGGGCACCGCGCCGGGATGGCGAACCTTGTTGCGGGTGACGATCTCGTCAGCCCTGTCGGCGTCGCCGTAAACGGCATAGGAGACCACCAGTGCGGGCAAGGTTTCCGAGGGCGTGTACGAGCTCAGGACCGGCAGAGACTCGGCTGAGGCAAAGTCCTTGACCACGGCGGTGCGCAGGGTGGCCAGAGCCTGATAAATGGTGTCGTCGGCCGTTGCCGCCTCCTCGTCCAGGGCGTCCAACAGGGCCGTGCGGACCACCACGGCGTCGTCGTAGGTGGCGAAGTCCGTCTCGGACGCGCTGGTGGCGGCCTCGGCGACCAGAGAGGCCCGCAACAGGCCGGTCACGGCCGTGGCATTGGTCTCGATGGTAGCCCCCACGGTGGACAACACCGACCTGGAGCCGGAGGAATAGGACGACGTCCCGGACGGCCAAGCGCTGGAACTCGTGAACAGGCTCAGGAGCAGGTTGTAGTTGGGCAGGTCAAAGGAAAAGAGCCCGTCAAACAGGGTCGCCAACTGGCTGGCCAGGGTGATGGGAGATTCAAGCAGGGCCTCGACCTTGGCTTTCATGGCTATGATTCTGGTCAACGGATCGGTCAGCTTGTAGATAGGCCCGCAGGCCTCCTTGACCGCGTCGGACAGTTCGTCCAGGGAGCCGTCTATCTTGTCGAGCAGGCTTTCACGGGTCCGCTCCGGGCCGGAGGCATCCACGGTTTCGGAAAAGGCCGTCTTGGCCGCTTCGGTCAATGCCTCGGCCGCTTTCTCCACGGCCCAGGCTGTGTCCACGGCATCGTCCGGCAGCTCCACCGGGCCGCCCTCGACGAACTCGATGGAGAGCATGGCCATGCCGCCGTTCCGGGTCGATTCGCGGATACGCCATTCCTGCACGGCCACGGTGCGGGAGCCGTAATAGGGATGAACCAGTACGCCGTCGCCGTATGCGTCCAGTGCGTCCAGCAGGGCGTTGCGCCGGTCCATGTAGTCGTCGCCCAGGACAAAGGCCTCCACGCGGAAACGGTGAGCCTTGCGGCCCATGTCTTCGGTGGCCGGTTTGTCGCGGAGCGGAAATTCCAGGGAGCGAGTCCTACGCCCGCCGTTTATGTCGTGGGAACGGACTTTGAAAGGAACGCCTCGGAAGCTGGCCGGGCGGCTGTCCAGTTCTTCGCGCCAGCTCATTGGCCCACCCCCGCCATGTTCATGCCGGAGTCAACGTCCATTTCCATGCCCCGAGCGTTCATGCGGGTGACGCGGGTGCGGTCGTCGCTGACCTCGATGCGCAGGCGGCCCTCCGGGCGTTCCTGGTCATGGAATCCGAACTTGTCCATGGCCTGGCTGCCAAGGTTGCCGCCCGCCCAGGCCCCGGCGATGCCGCCGCCGATGGTGCCGATGATCGCGCCAATGGCCGTCCCCAGGCCGGGAACGATGGAGCCGATGGCCGCGCCGAGCTGCGCACCCGCCACGGCCCCACCCCAACCGCCCAGGCCGGAGCCAACGGCACGGCCGGAGGCGTTGACCTTGGCGTCCGTGGAGCGGCTGTCGTCTGTCCAGGCGTCGTACAGGTCATAGGCCGTACCGGCCAGGGCCAACGCCCCGGCCGCCCGCCCGGCCCACTTGCCAGCGCCCGCCATGGCTCCGCGCACACGGCCCAACCGGCCACCGCGCCGGGCGATGCTTCGCCCGACCTTGCCGGAGCCGCCCTGCCAGCCGCCGCCGTAGGATTCTGGCAGCATGGACATCTGGTTGTTGACCACATAGACCGGGATCGGCCCGCCGCCCAGGCCACCGAGGAGGCCGCCCAGGCCGCCCTTGGCCTTGCCCGCCATCTTGCGCAGGATCAGGCCGCCGCCGAGCTTGGCCAGGCCCAGGCCAGCCAGCCCGACGGCCGCCCCGCCTATGAGCATATTCTTGCCGGTGATTTTCTTCTCATCCAGCAGGTACTTGGCCGCGCCCTTGACCGCGTCGTTCACCGGCCGGGCGAAGGAATCGGCCGCGTCGGCCATAGCCGTCTTGAGCCGTGCGGTCTGGTCTACCGCGTTATCGATGGCGTCGGGCAGGTCGCGGGCAATGGTGCCCCCAGCCTGGGAAATGGTTTCAGACATAGTCCTGGCCGACTTGATGGAGTCTCCTGCCAGGAGCGCGCCCAACCCCTTGCGGGTGTCGAGGTCGGCGTCACCGAACGCGGCCTGGATGAAACGGTCGCGTTTGAGGTCAGAGGTCAGGGTTCGGTATTTGGCCGCGATATCGTCCAGGACATCGAAAGCGGCGCGCTTGTCACCGGTGGCCGGGTCGTAGAACTTGACCCTGGTGACCTTGGCCGCCTTGGCCAGGTATTTCTGGTTCGTGAACAGGCGCAAGGTGGAATCGGCCAAGGTAGCTAGCCGCTCGGGGTTGCGCTCGATTAGCGAGAGCTGCTCGATAAAGCCGAGGGTGGCATCGAAACCGAGCCCGGCGCGTTTCGCGTTGACGCCCACACGGGCGAAGATGGAGGACAGGTCCTCAAGCTCAGCGTTGCCCAGGCGACCGGCGGTAGTCATCTTATCCAGCAGGTCGGTGGAGGTAGAGAGCTTAGAGAGGTCGAAGTCAAAGGTTTTAGCGGCCACGGTCAGCCCGGCGGAAAGCACCTCGGCGCTGGCCCCGGTCACGGCCATGGCATTGTTCACGCTGCGGATGGTGGCCAGGGATTCGTCCCAGGCCAGGCCGGACTGGATCAGGTTGTTGAAGCCATCAAGGAGCGAGTCCAGGGACTGGCCTGTTTGTTGGGCCATGAGATACAGCTCGCGGCGAAGGGAGGCGGCCTCGTCCTTGGTGGCCCCGGCTGTCTGTCGAATCTGTATCAACCGCTTGTCCAGGGCGGCCGAGGCCAGGACGGCCTGGTAGCTCTTGTAGAGCGTCCCGGCCCCGGCGATCATCCGGGTATACCGTCCCCCCAGGGCGTCCAGGCCCCGGCCCATGGCCATGGTGGACCGCCGCAGCATGCTCATGCTGCGAGTGCCCCGCCGGGACATGGATTCCAGAGCCCTGGAATAGGACCCGGCCTTTGTTTGCAGGTTCCCGGCCAGGTCCAGTTGTACGGATGTTCGCAGATTGCTCATAGGGTCGTCACAGTGCCTTGCAGTAGCGGATCAGCTGCCGCAGGGGCAGCGCCTTGATTTCTCTCTCGGCCCAACCAGTCCGGGTGGCCAGGAGCAGGATCAGCCGTTCGACGTCAGCCGTCCTGCTCCCCAGATCGCCCCCGCTTTTCCAGGCCGTCGAGGATTTCCATGGCGCGGATCGCGGCCAGGTTATCCATCTGCTCGGCCTTGTCCTGAACCATTCGCAAGTCTTGGGCGGACAGCCGCTTGATGATGGCCAGGTCCACGCCATTGAGGTCGCCGACGCTCACCTGGCGGCGCAGGATATTCAGCCCGACCAGGGTCGGACTGGCCACCAGGGCCGGTCCTTCCTTGGTCATGACCACTTTTTCGGATTCCTCCTGGGCCTCAATGATATGGGCGCCGGTCGTCTCGGTGAGGAACAGGGCATCGTATTCCTTGTCGCCGATCTTGACCGGCGAGGTCAGCGGCACACGTTCACTGTGAGACATTCTAATCCTCCTCGCAGGTGACGGCGGACATCTTCACGTCCAGTTCACCGCCCTTGGTCTTGAGCTTGGGCGGTTCGGTCACGAACGCGCCGGTCAGGACGTAGCGCTTGCCGGTATCCGTCTGGAATATCACCGTGGCGTCGGTGATCCCCTTGATGTCTTCGATGGAGGTCTCGGCCGTGTGGTAAACCGTGATCTCCAGCTCGGGCTCCACGGTTTCCTCGGAATAGCCGACGACCCGGCCTCCCCCGATGACCGGGGTGCGCTTGACGCCGCCGGTGTCCAGGGTGGCCTCGTCGGCCGTGTTCAGCTGCTGGCCGTCCACGTAGATGGTCGCTTTGCCGGTTACTTGTGCCATGGTGTTCTCCTACAGGATGTACTGGACCTGCTCCGCGAAGATGCGCAGCTGGTTCACGATGTTGGGCGGGGCCAGAACGTCCAGGCGGTTGGGATCGTCCGCGTTGCGCTCGACGATCAGGTCTTTCTTGAATTGGTCGAAGTCCTCCACCAGCCCCTTTTCCTCCAGCTGCCGGAACAGAGCGAGCAGCTCGGACCGGATGATGGACGGGGTGACGATGGCCTGGCCCGAACCGAACCTGGTTCCGTCGTCGGCCAGCTTGTGGCGGGGGAACTTGGAAGTGATCCGCACGCGGGTGACGTAGCGGATGTAACTGAGCGTGGCCGGGGTGGTGACGTCCAGGTAGCTCGTATCCTCCACGCCGTAGCTGTTGGTCTGGTAGGTGGTCACGGCGCGCTCGATGCGCACGGTGCCGTCCGAGTCCACGGTGTAGGAGGACAGGCCATCGAACAGCAGGAGGTTGCGTTCCTCCTTGGTCCAGCGGTCTTCCCTGGCCGGGGCCAGGACGCCGGGCAGCTCCAGGGTCTGGAGCGGACGGGCCGGATCGTCGGACACGGCCACGGCGGCCACGGCGGCGTAGACGGCGGCCCATATATAGGCCGGGGTCGGCGAGGGGCCGGTGGGCAGGCAGCTGCCCAGGTGGCTGTTGCGCGAGCTGGACCAGGTGGACGCCTCGGCATGGGTGCCGCGATAGGCCATGTAGGCCTGAGAGTCCTTCATGGACAGGGGCCCCCAGCGGGTCGCCAGCTCGGACTCCAGCTCGGTCATGTTGGCCGCGTCGGTCCAGGGAATGGCCAGGGCGTTCCACCACTCGTCGCCCATGGCGTCGATGGCGTCAGCGATATCCGGGTTGGCCGCGCCGGTGGCCATATCCACGATGGCCACGCCCAGCCCGGCGGGCAGGACTTCGCCGGAATAGAAGTTGAACCGCATGTCGATGTCATTGCCGCACTCGCCCTTGTTCCGGGCGGTCAGGGTGATGGCCGCGTCGGCAACGGTGGCGGTGACGGGCAGGTCCAGCTCCTCATTGATGGCCTCGGCCAGGGCCGTGGCCGCCTCGGCGGCCGTGTCGGCGGCAGCCACGGAGGCCCGGACACGCTGCCCGGCGATGTAGCAGGACAGGACCCCGGCGGCCGTGGCCGTGCCGGTCAGGGTAATGGTTCCGGTAGCGGCTACGCCCGCATCGTCGTCGGCCAAAGGAATGGCCCAGGTCTCCAGGTAGGAGTTCGCCTTCTTGATGGCCGCAAACATCCCGGCCAGCATAGAGCCGCGACCGAACAGCGAAATGGCGTGGTCGGCGCTCAACACGCGGACCGGGACGCCCGCCTCGGCAGTGCCGGAGCCGAGTATCTGCCCCAGGACGAGCAGCTTGTACTCGACCTCGGCAAGGCCCTGGTTGGCTTTGGTGTTGTCGAACTCGATGTAGACCAGCGGCACCCGCAAGTCGCTCGGGATCTCGTTAAAGCTGATGGCCATTGGTTAGCCCTCCTTGATGGTTTCGGAGGCCTCGGCGGCGGACGCCTTGGCGGCCTTGGCCTCCGCCTTCTTGATGCTCTCGGCCGTGGTCTTGACCACGTCGCCGTCCTTCAAACGGCGTCGCCAGTAGCTGGAACTCGACACCGCCTTGCCGTATTCGGGCAGCGGCTTCTTGGTGCGCGGTTCGCGCACGGTCAGCCCTTCGCGGGGCTTGAGGTACAGAATGGTGTCCATGACGGTCTCCTAGTCCCCGTCCTGGGGCAGGTTTACCTGGTCCACGGCCTCGGGCGCGTCGTCCTCGACCGGATACCGGGCGTAAAGGGTTTCAAACGGGTTGAGGGCGGCAAGGTCTTCGGCGGGCATGGCCTCGCCCAGGACCATGGACTGCTGCCAGGACACGGCCCACATGGCCACGCCCAGCTTGTCCACGCCGGACGAAAAAAGGTTGTCCCCGCGCACGGACTGGGGGCTGCCCAAGCAGTCGTCAGTGCCCCACATGTTCTCGGGCACGATCATGGCCAGGCGGTCCACCAGGGCGGCGGCCACCAGGTCGCGGTGGACGGGATGTTTGTCCTTGCCCACTACGAAAGCGCCCCAGGCCACGTTGGCCTGGTACTCGCCGTTGGCGTAGACCAGGTCGCGGAACCCGAGGTAGGCCACGAACACAGCCGGAGCCTTGGTCGAGACGCGCTTCAGCTCGGCGGCGTCGAACCGGCCGCCGTGGGGCTCGCAGGGGATGTCCGTACCGATGCTGTCCTTGATCGTCTTCACAACGGCGTCGCGCAGATATTCCAGGCTCATTGCAGGGCCTCCAGTTGACGGTCCACGAAGTCGTCCACCAGCGCCGCCAGGTCTTCCTCGTTCTCGTCGGACAGCCCAAGGAAGGTGCGCGCCGGTACCGTGATCCTGCGGCGCGATCCAATCACGGACATATCCAGGCCGTTTTGGTGGGTGCCCGCATAGACCAGGTTTGACCCCCACTCCACGAAGTCGCCGTTGATGCCGACCACGTGGTCGATGGAGTCCAGGAGATTGCCGTCAGCCTCCAAGAGGCTATGCCCTGAATGACGAGTGGCCGCGTATGACTCCGACCAGGCGGGCCAGGCTGAACCATCCGGTGCGGTCTTTTCCTCGTCGATACGGCGCTTGGTCTGCGATTCGCCAAGCTCGCCTATTTCATCCATCAACGGCCGGGTGTCCATGTCGCCGAGCAGGGCGATCCGCCCGGCCAGGCGCTCCACGGCCCCCAGGGAAACGATCAGGTCCGTGCTCACGACAGCCCCCCGCCGCGCCCGCGCCCGAAGACGCGGGGCCTTCCGCTGACGGTGGCCGGGCTGGACGCCTGGCCGCCGGACTTCTCGGGCTTCGGCCCCAGGGAGACCTCGCCCTTTGCGATGGACTTCAAGGTGGCCCGCGCGTCCGTGTATCGGGTGCGGACCTCCTCGGTGACCGTCGCGGCATCCGGGCTCATGCGGTAGATGGCAATATCCACGGCCACCTGCACCAGGACCGACGGCACCACCGCAAGCGGCAGGTCGTAGCGGCTCCCGACGTACAGGTCGATTTCCGAGTCGGCGTCGGCCAGGGCGCGGGATGTCACGCCCTGGTCGGCCATGCCGTCACCGTCCCGGTCGGCCAGGACCAGAAGCTGGTCCTCGCCGTACCGGTCGATGATGTCTTGCGTGGTGGCGTAGGCCATCAGGCGTTTTCCTTGCTCTTGGTGTAGGCTTCAAAGGCGGCGGCCACCTCGTCGCCGGTGACGTCGTAGCCGAGCGCCGTTTCCACGGACTTGACCTTGGGCGTCCCGGAGGTGGTGAAGTCCGCAGCCGGATCGAGGCTCGGGATGACCTCCACAATGGCGGCCGTCAGGGCCTCGCCCTCGGGCTTGGTCACCTTGGCTGCCGCTTCGGCTTCCGCCTTTGCCTTGGCTTCGGCTTCCGCCTTGGCTTCGGCTTCCGCCTTGGCTTCGGCTTCCGCCTTGGCCTTGGCCCCGTCGTCTTCCTCGGATTCGGTCACGACGAGCATGGGCTCGGCCTTAAGGGCCTTGAGCTGCTCGGCGGTGAACTTGTCGTCGTCGTAGGTCACGGGCTCGGCCGGGTGCGGCATGCCGCACCGGCGGAACCCGGCGCGCTTGGCGGTGATGGTGATGCTCATGGATTACCCCCTCTACGCGCCTTCGCCGGTGGAGCCCCAGGCCATCTGCCAGAAGGCGTAGCCTCCGGCGGCGCGGGCCTCGGCACCGAACTTGAACACGGCGCGAGAGAACACGCCTTCCGCGCTCATGTCGGTTTGCTGCACGAAGACGGGCTTCTTGCGCTCCTGGTAGATGAAGGGCTTGACCGGGCGGGTGGTGTCCAGCAGGAACCAGGCCGTGTCGCTGGTCAGGTAGTCGCCGACCACGACCTCGGCCGTGCCCTTGTAGGGGTTGGGCTGGTCGTCGGCCAGCTTGTCGGCAGTCATGAGCAGGTTGGCGTCGTCCTCCAGGGCGGGCGGCACCAGCAGCACGTCGGGCCTGGCTCCCAGGGGCCGTCCGTCCTCGTCCTTGAATTTGCGCATGGCCGTACGGGCCGCGCCATAGCTGGCCTTGGCCGCCGCCAGGGTGGAGATGTCAAAGGGGGCGGTGCCCTTGTTGCTGACGCTGGCCTTGCCCACCGGGTGGTCAGTGTCAAAGAAATACTGACCGTCATAGCAGATGGATTCAAACCCCTTGTCGGGCAGCTCGAACACGATTTCGTCCGGCAGGGTCTTGGCGCTGTATCCGGCGTTCTGGGCCTGAGGCGCATAGATGCCCAGGTTGTCGTCCTCGATGTCATTGCGCTTGACTTCGACGGTCGCTTCCCAGTCGTCGTTGACCACGGTGTATTTGAAGGCCTCCAGCGCCTTGACCACCTTGTCGCCCACCCACTTGCGCATGCGCGGGAAGTTGGACAGCCAGGAGTAGTCGTTCTGGCTGGAGCTGGACGGCACCCGCATGGCGATCTTTTCCCACTTGGCAGGCGTGGAGTCGAAAGCCTTGTTGAAGGTCGTTTTGAGGTTAGTGAAGATGTCGCCCAGGACGGCCTTGTTGACCAGCAGACCGCCGAAGGCGAAGGCGGGCAGTACGCCCGCGTGCGGGCTCCCGGCGGAAGCGGTCTCGGGTACGGCGGCAAAGGCCAGGCAGGCCCCGACAAGCAGGGCCCAGGCCAGCGCGGTATTGAAAATGCGTTTCATTTTTTGGTTTCTCCTTGAGTTACAGGACCCACACGCCGTCGTCGTCGATGCCGACCACGGTACCGGCTGCGGATCGGGTGGAGCCGCCGTTGGTCGCGGCCACGGTCTCGTCGTCCACGATGTAGCAGGGCTGGCCCAGGCTGGCCTGGGTGACGGGGTCGGCGTCCGAGTTCTCGAACTTGAACGCCTTGCCGCGACGGACGAGGACGGTCTTGTCGCCGTCGTTCCCGTCGGCGTTGTCCACCTGTTCCTCGGCCCGGCCGAGGTAGGTGAGAGTCGTCGCCGTGCTGCCGGGCGCGGCGTAGCCGGTGGCATTGGCCACCACCATGCCGCCCCCGTAAATCTTGGCACCGGCGGCCACGGGTACACCGATCTCCTCGCCGTCTTTCAACGGGGTGTTTCTGTCTGCGATAAGAGCCATTGGTCCTCCTTACTTGGCGTACTTGGCCAAGTCCTCGGCGGTGTTGCCGAACTGCTCGGCGATATGGGCCTGCTGCTGGTTCATGGCTTTGCCTTCGCCCTCGGGCTTATCCGGCATCTGCGGGTCCTCGATGACCTGCGGGGCTGCCTTGGCGAAGTCCTCGAACTCCTTCAAGCCGCCTTCCTTACGGCAGGAGGCCACATAGAAGTCCTTGGAGGCCGGGGCGATCTTGCCGTCCTGGATGGCGCGGTTGACCGCTACCTCGATCTTGCCCTCCAGCTCGGTGGCCTCGCGATCCTTGAGCGCCTTCTCGGCGGTCTCGGCGCGGTTGAGGGCCATCTCCAGGTCGGCACGGGGCACCAGCTTGGTGATGTCGATGGCACCCGCCCCCTGGGCGTGGTTCTGGGCCGAGGCCAGCTCGTTGATCTTGGCCACGGCGGCGTCGGCCCCCGCGTCCTCGGCCAGGCCGAGCGCGGACAACATATCCTTGCTCATGGCCCGGTTGTTGGCCGTGTCGAGATCGCCCATGATCTTGGCCACGGCGGCCTGGATTTCCTGCTCGGTGGCCGTCTCCGGCAGTCCGAGCTTGCGGCACAATGCCTTTTTCATGGCGTCGTCCTCCATGGTTTCCACCTGCCGGTTAAGCGCGGTCAGGTGCAGATTGGGTTTATTGGTCAGCCCTGCGGAATCCAGAGCGACAATGCGTAGGTCGTCGGTGAAGTAAAAGACGGGCGACAGGTAGCGGTACTCGCGGGCCTCGACCTGGGCGCGTCCGCGCTCGGTCCAATCCACACGGCCCCACACGCCGCCGTCGCCGTTGCGGTCAGCCACCTCTACAATCCAGGCTGCGGCCGGAGCCTCCTCGCCGTTAGCTCCTTTCTTGTCGGTGGAATGTTCCCGGTCGATGGGCAGGTCGATGCGGCCGCCTTCAAAGTTGTTCAGGACGGCCTGGAGCTCGGCGGGGCCGAAGTACCAGTAGCGGCCGTCACGGCCTCGGACTTTGGGGCCGGGCGGCAGGAGCTGCACCCATTCGGGAGCGGCCCCGTTGACCAGCTGCACGTTCATGGCGATAAAGATGTCTTTCATGCGCCCGACATTTGCACGGATCACCGGGCGCGGCTTGTAACGGGTGTTACAAAAACAGCGCCGTCCCCCTGGGGGCTGGCTTCCTCCGGTCGGCTTGTTGGCCGCGTCGTCCCTTTCGGCTGGTGTTCACAGGCGTTCATGAACGCCCTGTAAGGCTTTTTTGAAGAAAAACCGGGCAACGGGGCGCGAGAGGCGGGCGCGGCGCGCCTGCGCGGAAATTCGCGCCCAGGGGGTTTACTCGGCGGTGTGGAGGATGTATTTAGTAAGTAGCTGGCCGCGACACGGTGATGATTCTCCCGGCCGTAACCCGACGCTCGCGTCGGAGTACCATGCGGGGTTTCCGGTTTTACCGGGTGGGAGGCCCCGCCGGTCAGCGCAAGCCCTCGGCCATGCCGGGGGCTTTACTTTTGGCGGCCTCTCAAGCGCACAATCTCTCGGTCGCGCTTACCCTGCTCCGAGGACAGCCGCCGGAAGCTCGTCAGGAAAGTTGCCTTGCCCGTTCGGGTGGCTTTGACCACCGCCACGTACCCGTCCTCCTCCAGCAAATAGACCAGGCTGCGCGCGCCGTCCTGGATAGGCTCGCCGCGATCCAGGGCATCCTGGACCGAGCCGTATTCCTCGAAAGCCACTTCCGGGTGGTTAGCGAGCTGCTTGCCCATGGTCTCGGGCGACAGGTTGACCAGGGTGGTCCTGCCGCCGATCCGGGCCGCGTCCGCCTCGGCCATGATCCCTATGGGGAAATTGGTCTTGGGCGACTTGGCCCAGGCCTCCAGCGTCCCGGCCGCCAGCTCGCGTACGATCTCTCCGCCCTCGGCCCCGGCCGTGGCCAGTTTCTCGCCGACCAGCTCCACGGCCTTGTTCAGCCGCCCCACCGCGCCAGGGTTGTAGTCCCAGCCGGGGTCGATGCCGACCGGCACCTGGTGGACCTCGCCGGTGCGCTTGTTGATCCACTGGCGGGTGCCCAGGTCCGGGGCCTTGGTGCGCACCGGCACGTTGGACGGCATACGGTGTCCTGTGGGCAGCCCGGTATCCGGGTTGATCTCCTGCTCTGGGTCAGGCGCGCGGACGCCGGTCTTGGTCAACCGGGCATGCTCACCTTTGGAAACTTGGCGCACCCAACACTTGCAGCCCCAGCCGTTGGGCGGCATGTGCGCGGACCAGAACTCGTCGTCCACCGGCAACAGCAGGCCGTGAAAGGCCACATGCTCGGGCCGGTGCCTGCGCGACGGGCCGAGCTGGTAGAGCAGATACGGCAGCCCGGCCTTGGTGCGCTGAATACGCTCCCATTGCCCGGCGCTGCGGGCTGTGCGCATGTTGGTATCAAATATCACCTTCAGGCGGCGCGGCGAGCCCAGCTGAACCATCTTTGTTTCGCCGGTCAGCGGGTCGTCCATCTCCTTGACGCCCCACCAGCCTTTTTTCTGGAGGGTCGGGGTCAGGTCCTTGGCGAAGTCGCGGAAGGTGCGCCCCTCGGCCAGGGCGCGGCGTACCTCGCTGCGGATGTCGGTCAGAATATCAGCCTGGAGCCCCTTGGCCACGGTGAAGGCCGAGGCATGCTCCTCGCGCCAGACGTCGGTGTGGTCGAAACTCGGCTTGATCCCCTTGGCATCGAACCAGGCCAGGGCCTCCTTGGGCGGCCGGATGAGATGGGCGGGCTTGACCACGACTACTCCGCGTCACCCAGGCCGCGCGCCTTGAAGGTCGCCTCGGCCATGGACCGGACAAGCGTCTCGGCGTCCATGTCGCGCGCGATCTCGCCCAGCCCCTCCAGGAACTCGTCATAGTTCGAGCAACGCTCGGCCAGCTCCAGGACGGGGTTGATCAGCGGGGCCAGGGCGGGTGCCCAATCGGCCAAGGCCTCGTCGGCCAACAGGTCCAACTCGTCGGCATCGGCCACGCCGGATCGGTTCCGGGCACGGTTGAGCGCCGGGGGCTCCTCGACGGGCGCAGGGGCTTGGCCAAGCAGCTCCGTATCGCCTTCGGGTTCGGGGAAGCCCATGCGCTCGCGAACTTCGCGGGCGGAAATACCGGCGTTGCCCAAGGGCACGATTTTGCTCAGGGCGTCTGCCAGGGCCGTGATGTCCTCGGGTTCCTCCTCGTGGATGCGGATGCGCGGGTAACGCTCCTGGACCCCGTAATTGAGGTCCACGAACGCCTTGACCAGGTCGCGATTGAGGGAGGCCGCGAGCTGCTTTCCGTCGTCGTTTTTGATGTCTAGCCGGACGTCGTTATGGACCTGGGCCTGGGCGTTGGACGAGCCGTCGTCCGATGTCATGGTCTGGCCCAGAACGCCCTTGGAAAGTTGGCGGTCCAGCCATTCGGCCAGCCGCCAGAACAGGTCCTGGCCGCCCGCCGACTTGGCCGCCTCGATGAACTCGATGCGCATGGTGTCGGGCACGATGGCGGCCGCGTCCATGCCGAGGTTGGCCACGGCGCGGGCCAGGATTTCCTTGTCCCGGTCCGTGGCGTTCTCGCCGTATCGTCCGAGGCGCAGCGGCATGCCGAAGACCTCGGCAAAGGCCATCCAGTCGGCCAGGGTGAAGGCCTTGCACATCCAACTCACGGCCGCCAGGCGGGCCAGGCCGGAGCGGATGGGGATGCCGCTTTTCAGGTGCGGCATGTGGGTGATGAACTTGAACGGCGGCAGCGGGCGGCCATCAAAGGAGTCGCCCTCATCCAGGAGGCGCAGTTTCTGGCCCGACTCGCGGTCAAAGACGAAAAAGCGGGGATCTCGCCACAGGTACTCCCTAGGCGTCCATTGCGCGCCGCTCTGGTCCCACATGATCTCACACACGGAGTAGCCTTTGCCCAGGCCGTCCAGGAGGTCGGTCACCAGCACGGAAAACTCGGGCTTATCCACCAGGGCCTGGACCGCGTCCGCGATCTCGATGTCCTTGGGATCGTCCGAGGCGGGGATCACGTTGGGCTCGATACCGGCCACGGCCCGCTTGCGGGTGGACAGGACCGAGGCGTAATGCGGGTCGCGTTCCTCCATCTCCTCGGCAAGGATCAGGTACTCGCGGGCGTCGCCGTCGGCCGCGTCGCGCATGACCTGGGCCAGCTTGGCCGGGGTCAGCCCCAGGGCCACGGACTCGTTGTCCCATATGGTCCTGACGCCCGTCAGGGTCGGGGCCGCGATTTCCTGTTTCAGTTCGGTGCGTTTGATGGGGTTGCCCCGGTAGTCCAAAATTACAGGCGTCTTCATATCATGCCTCTCCCGAATCCGGCGGTGCAGCGCACCACCCGGTTGTCTTTGTCGTCGTCAAGTTTGGGTTTGGGGACGGCCTGGTAGCCGAACGCCTCGTGGCCGCCATCGGCCGCCGCCTGGGCAAGGAAACAGGCCCACGCCCGGTCGGCATGACCGGAGGAGTCAGACTCGGCTACAAAGCGGGGCGCGCCCGTGGGGGTAGACTCGCGCCGGAGCTTGTGCAGGTCGGCGCGGAGAGCCGGATCGCCGAGGGGGATGCGGACGGTGCGGTCGTCAAATCCTTCCTTGCCGACGGTGGCGAGGTAGAGCTTGGTTGCCGGGTTAAAAATCACGCCCTGGACGCGCAGCTCGCCATGGCGGCGCTTGGCGTCTTCCACCGGCTTCTCACCCATGCCGGTCTGGTCCATGCGGCAGGCGACCACGTTATAGCGGGCGAACACCTCGTCCAGGAGGGCGTCCTGTTCGGCAAAGGATATGCGCTTGCGGACGATCACGTCGCGGGTCCACAGCACGTCGCCCACCTTCTCGAAAACCCAAATGACGAACAGGTCACCACGGATGCCGATATCCACGCCCACGAAGCAGGGACCGCCGGTGTAGTTCTCGGGAATACCGGCACGCTCATGCTCGGCCGCGCCGATGAGGTCGTAAGAAAGCCAGGCCGACGCCTCGTCCAGCCATTTCAGCTCGTATTCCTGGGCCCAGGCGTCGTCGTCACCTACGCCGTCGCGCAGCTCCTGGATATTGCGGTCCAGGCCGAGGTCAACGGCCTTGTAGATGTCCACGACATGACGGCTCCAGACCTTGCCGAGCTTGGCGTCGGTCATCAACTCATAGAACTTGTTTCCTTTGCCGTTGGGGGTGGAAACCACGCGCAGCTTGAGGCCCGGCTTGGAGATGACCGGAAACAGCGCGGACCAGATTTTGCGCGAGTCCGCGTGAAAGGCGAACTCGTCTAGAAACACATTTGCCGAAAACCCGCGCGCCGTGTCGGGGTTGGCGGGCAGCGCCGTTACCCGGCTGCCGTTCTTGAGGACGACCTCCTGGGCCTTGATGCTGGAGCCGTCCTCGTAGCGATAGCCGGAGTCTTCTTCGAAATGCTCAAAGGCCGTGCCCATAGCCCGCAGGTGGAGCTTGAGTCCCTCGTCCATGGCCTCTTTGGCCTGGCGCTCGCCTCGGGAAAGAATGACCCACCGTGACCGCTCGCCACGGACGTCATGCCCCAGGATGTCCTCGGCAATCTCCAAGGTGGTGGAAAAGGTCTTGCCCGTCTGGCGGGCGAACATCCCGACCTTGAACCGGGAAATATCGTCCACCCACTGGCGCTGATAAGGATGGAGAACGCCGCTCATGCCTCGCCCCGGTAGATAGCTTTGATCCGCTGTAGGACGTCTTCCGCAGAGGCCTTGCCGCCATCCTCCTTGGCCGCATCTTCGACGGCCTGGACCAGCTGCTCCTCGGCTTCCTTGCGTGCCTGCTCGCGGGCCTCCGCCATCCACTTCTTTTGCGTGACCGACGCACGGCCCAACTCGGCAATAGAGCGGGTCAGCCCGGCCAGGTTAATCTTGGACGGGTCAACTTCCATCTCCATGAGGATGCCGAACAGCTTCTCCTGGGTCAGGCGCATGAGGGCATCGTTGATGGCGTTGTCGTCATCCGGGTTGGCCTCCACGATGGCGCGGGACTGTTCGGTGACCAGGCGCAGCGAGGCCAGGCGCTCCTCGAATTGCTGGCCGTACCGATGGACGGCGGACTTGGAAATATCGAATCCCTTGGCCTTGAGTTCCTCGGCCAGGAGCTGATAGTCGGCGAACCCGTTCTCGGCCAAGGCGCGGTCGAGCCACGCCTTGACCTCCGTGGGCAGTTGGTTGACTGCTGAGCGTCGCGGCATGGCTACCAGTATTTCTCGGGCCGGGCGATGCCGGGTTGGCAGTCAACGGTGTACTCGGCCAGGTCCACGCCATGGCGGCCGAGCTTGGCCACCCACCGGCCATCGGGCTTCTTGTCCAAGCTGATCAGTTCCCGCTCGGCCAAGTAGTCCAGCTCCTGACGGATTTCCAACTCGGTGGCGTCGGGGTAGACGCCCTGGGCGGTCGCCAGGACGATAGAGTCGTGACACCCCACGGGGCGGGCATTGTACAAGGTGAGAATCAGTACCCAGCGTAGGTGTTCCCGCCGGACACGGCTATGATCAATTTGAACCACGATTGCCTCCCTGGTCCAGTTTCGCGGCCACGGCATCCAACTTGGCCTCGATAACTGTTTGATTGCGAATCCAGTCCTCGCGCCGGACGTATTCCAGAGGGAGTTCCGCCCGGAGCAAGAGGATGCTCTTCTCGTTGTCATCAGCCTTTATCGCCGCTTCTTTTGCGCACTTCACCGCACGTTCGTGCGCCCGATCTTTCGCGGCGGTAACCAGTTTCCAAGCGGCGATAAGAAACCCAAAGAAAGCCAAGAGCAAGGTGGTCCCCAGCGCCAGGAGCTGCCACAGGGGGATGGTCACTTCGGTCACGGTTCCACCCCTCGCATGGCCTTTGCCCAATCAATCAGCGCGTTGAGCTGGGCCTCCATGGCCCGGTTGCGCTGGCCGTAGTCGCGGGCGTGGGCGAGGATGTCGGCCGGGGTCACGGTGCCGCCTCCTCGAAGTATCCCGGCGTCAGCGGCCTGGGCGGTTCCGGCCGCTCCAGCAGGGCCGGGGGCGGTTCCGGGCAGGGCGTGACCACCGTCACCGGGACCGGCTCCGATGGCCTCGTTATATGCGCGCACCCACTCGGGGCCCACGCGCAGAGCGCCGTCAGCAGCAACAACAGGGCGACTCGCATTGGCTATCCTCTCTCTGGTCAGCTCGCGGGACTGACGGTTGATGGTTTTTCGGGCGGCCAGGTACTCGGCCTCCAGGGCGTTGCCTCGGGCCGTGGCGGCGGCCAAGGCGCGGTGGGCCTCAGACTCGGCGGCGGCCAAGGCTCGTGAATGGGCCCCTTGCAGCTCGGCCACTTCGGCTCGGCGCTTGAGGTCGGCGGCGTTGTAACCGGCATGCCAGCACTTCCAGGCCAGGACGGCCACGGCCAAGGCGAGCAGCAGCCCGCAGGCCAGGCCGACGATCACCTTTTTGACCGTGCCGCCGGTGAGCAGCGATACAGCGGTGGACAGGTCGATCATGGGCACACCCCCTTGCCCCACCCGGCCGCCTCGTAGAGGGGTTCGAGCAGCAGCAGAATGCGCCGGGGATAGGCGCGGTTTTCCTTGATGGCCCAGGGGGCCCGGCCCGCGTTGACCGCTGCCACCTGGTCCCACCAGCGGGCCGGGTCCAACCCCTGGGCGGCGGCCAGGCGCTCGTCGCGCCGCAGCCAGCCGAGCCCGCCGTTATAGGCGGACAACATTTTCGCCGCGCGGTCGCAATTGGTCGCGGCGTGAACAAGCTTCCACAGGTACAGGTCATAGGCGGTCAGGGCGCGCAACGCCCAGCCCGGATTGAACGGATCGGCCTGGCCGACCTGCGGGGCTACCTCCGGCAGCCAGTCGGCCGTCTGCGGGGTGAACTGCGCCAGGCCGCCAGCATAGGGCGACCGGGCGTCGGGGTTCCACGCGCTCTCCTGGTGGACCTGGGCGGCCATGGTCGCGGTGGGCGCGTTCAGCCCCCACTCAGCGCGGGCGCAGCGGATGAGCGTCGAGCGGTACTGCTTGGCGCGGGTGGGGATGCCTCCGGCATGCGACCAGGCCGCCATGGCCAGCACGGTCAGGGCCGCGACCATGGCGGCCAGCCACAGTTCCCAATGGCGGCGGAACATCAGAGCCCCAGCCCCACGGCCAGCATGGCGGCGGCCACGATCAGGGCGCGGCGGGCCTGGGCCGCCCAAAAAGGCTTCCGGTCACTCCACGTGGAGTCGGGCGAAGGCACCTCTTGAACCTCCGAGGACATGGACAGCCCTTTAATCCTCGGGGGTAAGTACAGGTGCGGCCGTCCATACGGGAACAGCGCCCGGTCCAGGATGTACCCGGCCACACCGGCCAGGAGGACCAGGCCGACCTTATAGACGATGACGGGCAGCTGTTGCGGGGAGATCAGGGCCACCGCGACGACCAGGGCCAGAGCCAGGATCGCGGTTTTTGTCATTCGGGGAGTATGCATCGGGCCTCTCCTTTTTGGAGGGCGGCCCGGTCAAGCAGAAAAACCCGGACCGCCCCCACAGGGGTATGGTAGATCGAGGCCCAACCCTACCCATCGGCGCGCGGCCGGTATTGTAACGGGTGTTACAAAAAAGAAGGGCCGCCAGAGAGGCGGCCCGGAGGTTATAGCTTGATGACGAGGTCGGTGCCCGGCGATGGTGAGGGGCGGTCTAGGAATACGGCCTGGGCCTGGCGCTTTTGCAGGACCAGGGCTTTACCGTTGTCAAAAATGCCTATCTCGATGCGGTGCCCGCCCGCCTGGTAGTCGGCCGGGATCGCGCCGCCGTCACCCGCAACCTGGAAGGCCAGCGAGACGATCTTCACCCAGGAGCCGTCGGCCAAGTGGACGTCATGGGCTGGGGAAACCCCGACCAGCTGCATGGAATCGTGGTACTTGACCAGGCCGGGTAGGCGTTCCTCCATGGAGGGCGCGACCGCCCGGATAACGGCGACGGTCTCGGCGGGTGTCCCGGCCGGGAGGGTCAGAGTCAACGCGGGTTGATCATCACCGGCACAGCCCGGCAGGAGAAAGAGCAGCGACACCAGAATGGAAAGCAGAATTACTCGTCTCATTTTTTTAACCTCTCAAGCAGGCGATAGGCCTCGCGGGACCACCATACCACACGGCCGAGAACAAGCCATGGAACATCGTCCGCGTCTTCGGCAAGGGCGTGCGGCAAGTAAGTTGGGTTCAAGCTGGAAAAAACGGATCGCTCGTACCCTTCGCTGTACATTTGAATACGCACTACCCCGTTGATATTGACCACATACGGGCACCCCAAGCGAAGG